CCCGGCACTCAAGTAGCCAAAGTCGGTGCCGGAAAGAATGCGGATGTGGGGGCTTTGCCCTCACATTCGAAGAAGTTTACTCAGACTTGGCGCGTAGCCAAGACTGAAAGACATGAGATTGCATCTGGAGCAACAATCCAAACACAAACAAACATTGTGGTAAACAAACTTATGAAGCAGGAGCAGCTCGAAGCAGACGCTGCATCTGTCAACACCTACCTAGCACGCACTACTGTTATGGTCTTGGCTGTAGTACGAGGAGCACTTGTGCTCGATGTAACTGAAAGCCTAAAGTTGCCGACCTATGGGTCGGTCAACGTAGGCTTTGCGTGTCATTCACACTACAAACTAGGATATGTCAACGGCAATGCTGCGCGATTCAATACTAACATTGTAGCAACACATATCACTAAAGGAGCAACTGAGTCAAACCAAGAGTTTTACCAGGGTATCCTTGGAGCCGTCGCAGAGATTAACGACGCGACTCACGATCCTATTCCTTAATAAAAATATTAAACTAAACCAAAAAACTCGGACTTAGGTAGTGAGCGGAGCGAGCGCATTAGGGTTAGGGTTAGAGTTAGGGTTAGGGTTAGAGTTAGGGTTAGGGTTAGGGTTAGGGCGTTGGCTAGGATTAGGGTTAGGGCCAACGGCCCGAGAAATATTATTCGGGTTACCCCTTAAGGGGAAAGGGGAAGCTATAGAATGCCCGGAGGGCCCAATCGAGTGAACCGGAGGCGGCAGCCGGAGGGAACGGAACCCCCTCGGAAGACTAGACCAGTAAGCACGCGATGAGAACTCATCGCCTAGTATTACTTACTGGTCTAGGATTCTCGCTTAAGAGTTCTCACTCTTAGATTACGAGTAGGGCCTAGATCGATTCTAGATCGATCGATAGTTTCTCCGCCGATCCGATCTGGTAAGGCCACGGGCTTTTCCCGATATAGAAACGCGTGACCAAAAAGTATAAAAGAATGACGTTCCCACGTCAAAAACTTCATCCTTTTGACCCATCCCTTTCATACTTCAGGCGGTATGAACTCTGGATGGCTCGTAGACAAGGCGTCTACTGGATACTCACCCTACCCCACGCCGCCTACGTCCCCTATCTCCCCCCTTGCTGCTCGTGGATCAAGGGCCAACTTGAGACTGGCGAGGGAGGCTTCCTCCACTGGCAGGTCCTGGTCGCCTTCCGCCAGAAGGCTTCTTTGGCCGTCGTCCGAGGGACCTTTGGCCCATACCATGCCGAGCTATCAAGATCCTCTGCCGCCAATGACTACGTCTGGAAAGATGACACCCGAGTCCCCGGTACCCAGTTCGAGCTCGGAGTCCAACCCTTCAACCGAAACAAGCCACGAGACTGGGACGCCATATGGGATGCCGCTCTTTCTGGAGACCTTGCCGCCATCCCCGCCTCTGTACGTGTTCAAAGTTACCGAACTATCCGAGCCATTGGTGCAGACTTTGCGAAACCAGTTGGAATGGTGCGAGCTTGTCATGTATTCTGGGGTCCGACTGGGACTGGCAAGTCAAGGGCCGCTTGGGAAGCCGCTGGTCTGGATGCTTATGCTAAAGATCCCCGGAGCAAGTTCTGGTGCGGTTATGCGGGCCAAGCGCATGTTGTACTCGATGAATTTCGAGGTGGCATTGACATCGGCCACATGCTCCGCTGGCTCGACCGTTATCCTGTCTGTGTGGAAGTTAAAGGATCCAGCCGCCCCTTTTGTGCAAGTACCATCTGGATCACCAGCAACCTCCACCCGCGAGACTGGTACCCAGACTTAGATGCTGCCACGGTTGATGCGTTGATGCGAAGGTTACAAGTAACTCAGTTTCATAATATATGACTTCCCTAAAAATTAAAAATGTCTATGTATGCACGTGCTGGAGTTCGTAGAATTGTTCGTGGTGCCCGGCGTTCCTGGCGCTCTCTTGCTAAGTATGGTGGCGCTGCTGGTGCTTCGTACATGTCGCTTAAGAAGAAATCAAAGGTTAGCTTTAAACGCAAGCCATACCGAAGAAACAATAACAAGAAGAAGAAGCGCCGACGCAGTGGCGATTCTTCTCAGCCCGCCGGACTTGAGAGTAACATCGGAACCATTGTCCTCAACAAGAGACGTCCCAAAGGGACGTCTCGAACAACCATGATGTACCACCAAAACGGGATAGTGAATTTGGAAAGCACCGCTGGGTGCCAGCTTGTCAAAACTATTCTGGGAACTAATACCAAACAACAATGGACCGTCTCCAACGGAGACGGTTATGACAATACCAAACAGAATTACGTTCGGTTGTTTGACATGAACCCAAATTTAAATGCGACAGGATCTGCGTACTTTAATGCTACAGCAGCAGCTGCTATTAAGAATGACAGACTTGTGTGCAAGTCTGTCTTGACTGATATTGAGATGACCAATTTGTCAAATCTCGGAGCATTTCTTACACTCTATTACTGTGTCCCCAAAACACCAACTGACGAGTTACCAGAGGAAAGTTGGGAAGAAGGCCTAGTCATCGACGGGTTCGGCGCAGCCGTACACGGAGATGTACTCCCCGGCACTCAAGTAGCCAAAGTCGGTGCCGGAAAGAATGCGGATGTGGGGGCTTTGCCCTCACATTCGAAGAAGTTTACTCAGACTTGGCGCGTAGCCAAGACTGAAAGACATGAGATTG